GATACATGATCCGGGGTCGCCCAGGCTGGGTATCGTCGTAATACCAGTCATTTGACGCTAAATGGGCATCCCTGATCTTTTTCAAGACCCCCCCGGAACATCGCATCGACGCTAAAACATCCTTTTGCTGGAGGTCGTCCTCCCCCGGGGGTTCCTGTTCTTCGTTATTTACCATTTTAGCAGTCCTTTCGGTTTTGAGCTTCTGGGGGAACCGTAGGAGGGAATGCCCCCGGATTCCTGGGAGGGGTCGCTGAGACTCTCGTCCAGATGGTAGATCCCGGTCACGGCTCCATAGCGAATGCAGTCAATCGGGTCTTTGGTCGCCTCCTTCTGACCACCTTCATTCGTGTATTCTCCCAGTGCCTGAATCAGGTTGACGCATTTCTCACTGACGTAGAATCGCGGACGGTTCACGCTATCCACCGGGCGATTCCGGTCGTATGCCATCAGGTTGTTGAGTGTTTGCAGTCCCTGATCGATCTCATGCCCCCGGTCACCGGGAGGGATCAGGCTAGGCAGGCAAATGAAGTCAAAGTCATCGAGGTTCGACAGGATGTTCTCGCTTCCCCCGTCCTTGCTCGGAGTGGTGAGTTTGCACATCCGGGGATCGATGATCCGCTCATGGATCTTCTCGCCGGCACCCCTTGTGTCGGTTGTGATGCGTCCGTCGTCGTGCTCGGTGACGATCCCGCCCTCCAGGTCGTAGAATAACTTCACATAGTCCCGAATTCCCAGACCTCGACCCCGGGCACCCGGTCCTGCTTTCCATTGCCCCCCTCGCCATTCGACCCAGTCCTCGTCGTCGGGATATTCCCGATATACCCACCACGTCCCGTCCGGGGAAACTGCTACCCAGAGACAAAACCAGTTCTTGGACCCGCCAGGATCGATCAATTGATACCTTGTGACGTTCTCCTGCGGGATTTTGTCCGGGGCAACTACGTTGGTTTCCCGGGAAAACATCGGGAATACCGTGGTGCTGGACCGCACGGGTACCCCATAGGCTCTAGTCAGGATTTCCTCCCGGGGACGGTCCTTCAGATCCTTTTTGATCCGGGTATATCCCCCGAATGGATTGTTGATGGAGTGGAAGTAGATGATGCTGGCATCTCTCTGCGTACTGCGCTGGAGGAACGGCACACGCTCCCCGTCGAGTAACTCAGCAGAAACCTGTTCCAGCGTGTCTGCCTGGTGCAGAAACGACCGCACCGTCTCCGTGTATCCATAGATCGGAGTGAAGGTCAAAAGCATCTTTGCGTTGCGGGTCGCAAGACGAAAGCGAAGGGTGTTGAGCAGTTCCGGTCCTAACAAATACTCATCCAACCAGACCCCCCACGGAACGAAGTTGTCTTCAAAACTCCCCAGCTCCGCGCCCTCGAGGATGCTTTGATCCTGTTGGAACTGGGTGTAGTGCTTGAAAACGATCTGACTGTCATTCGGGAAGATGAGGGATGCCCCGGAGAAACCCGTCTGCCGCTTGTAGGAGATGTAGTGGTTCTTACTGCGCGAGGTCTTGCGCAACTCCGGGGGTAACCATTCGTAGACGGTCTTTTGCACCTGCCGGATCGAGACTTCCGCGTTCTGCGCAAAGGCAAAGATCAGACTGCCGGCGTTTTCGGTTGCCGCCCTGATAATACTACGCGCACCGTAGACAGTCTTGCCCGACCTGTTTCCGCCCAGGACGATCAACTCATTCGTCGCATCCTTTCCCGTCATCATGGCATCGGCACTGTCCCAGTGCGGCATCTGGAACCCGCAATTCAGGGGATCGTGCGCAGCATTGCGCAACGCAGCATGGTATTGCCGGTGAAGATCGAGCACCTTCTCAGGGTCCATCCTTGCCAACTGCCGTGCAGTCGGAGGCGTGAGGACCGGGTGCTTTTGCCAGTCCAGCATAGTTATTGAACTATCTGCCGCAAATCCTCCGGGTGGATCGCAAACAAATCTTCAGGCAGGCGCAGTTCATGCCGGCGCACGACAAAATTTATCCGTTCCAGCGGATACTTTTCCGGGGTGCGATCAAACACATCGTGGTTCGTCGCCCATCCCGCAAAGGTAAGGGTGGGCAGTTTTCCCACCATCAACACATAGATCTCGCACTGCTTGTCCTTCTTGTTGAACGGGACGAGCAGGTCTGCCCCTCCCCACTGGAAGGTCTTCACGTCAACCGTTGTGCCGTGCAGGGTCGTGTCATGCACCCGGTGGGTGTCTCCCATGTCCAAATCCACTTCAAACAACCGGGCAAACGCAATCTCCCCGGCAAACCCGGAAATGTTGATTTCCAAATCCGACTTGGGGGAAGCTCTCTGGTTTTCACTACCCCAGGCGATGTTGGACTCCTGTCGCTTTCCCCCAACCTGCTGCGCAAGTTCGATCTCTTTTCCGTCCAGTGTTATCGTGTATTCCATTACTCCAAAAGAATCAGCACCGTGTGCGATCTCACCTCCTCGCCAAACCTCCAGTAGACACTTTCAACCACCCCACTAAACCCCTTGGTCTTTTTGAGTGGGGTAACGCCCTCGACAGTTTCCTCCCACAAAACCTCAACCTTTTCGCCCACCACGGGTTCCCGCCCGATGGTGTAGACATCACGGTGCTGCTTCCCGTCCACCGCTACAAACCTGATTGTCATCCCTTTGAGTTGTTTTCGACCTCCCACACAATTTGTCTGCGGTTGCCTCGTCCTGGTCCCCTTCTCTCAGTCCGACGCACATATCTCTTCTTCTCCAGTGGTTTCAACCGGGGAGAGGTTGTGTTGGAATCGATGTTGGGGTGCAACCTCTGCACCTCCACTTCGATCTGATAAGCGGTTCCAGACCCGCCCAGTCTCCTCATAGCGTCCAGCACGATCCTCTCCACTCGGCATGCCGCTTTGCCCCGCATAGCTTCTGCCGCAAGGCGTGAAGTGTCGGGGTCGGAGACCCGGGCGTACGCCTCTGCGTATGAGAATAGGTCGTCGCCCGTCATCCCTTGGAATCTTTTTCGATTTCCCGCGCAACTTTCTCCATCGGGTCTTCCGGGGGAAGTTTCTTGCGCTCACCTTCAGACGCATCCTTGTCCACCATTTCGCGAAAACTCAGAACTCGCTCCCCCCTGCTCTCAAGGAAAGCGTCACACGCTCGCTTGATTTCGTCGGTTAATATGCTTCTAACTCCCATCAGTTTCTCCTCCAGTCGGCAGGGCGCACCCGCACCCACCAAGATCGAATTCGTTGTAGTTTGTTTCGTCCGCCTCGATCCTCTCTCGGAACTGACGCATCGTGAGCACCCGCTTTTTCCCGTTTCGCGTTTCCGTCATTATGGAATGATCGCCCACAAGTTCGCGCATCGACTCCTCCTCTGCCTCATGCATTGCGTACCGTTCGGGAAAATGTTTGAGGAGTGCACGGAAGGACGCTTGACCGCTTTTTATGCACCAACCTCCGCAGTTGGCATGACCCCATCCCCCTAAAAAATACATCCTGGGAGGTTCTAAACCCTCTCTCCTGGCCCATTCCAGAGTATCTCTTTTGGTCAACCACGGTTTGTCGCAAAGAGGCGCAACGTAGTTCCAAGAGTCAGTGCGTTCCTTGATTCTTGTAAATCGATGTTCTTCGTCAAAACAGATTCCCAGAATTATGTCTGTCGCAGAATCGCAATGCGCCGCTTGCCACTGATGAAGAATCTTCCGTTTGAGAATCTTGCTGCACGGATCAATCCTGCTGTTCCCAATGATTTTCTCGTCGCGCATCACCTCCCAAGGAGTTCTGCCGTCTGCAATGACTTCCAATGGTGCGCCCACATTGTCCGCTGCCTCATGGAGAAATCTGTAATTGTCTTCATCCTCGATCTTCGTGTCTGCAAACAGCAACACCATGCCATCAGACCCCCGCTCCTCGGAATATCGCTTTGCTGCCGCCCACGAACTGATTCCGCTAGAGAACATACTGACTGCCCTATATTTTCGCGCCTTCATCAGTTCGATGTTTTGGTTCCCGCGGCGACCGTTGGAGCCAGGTGGTTGTCTCAGGGTCGAGCAACATCACCGAATCTTGGCAAGCTCGTTCCAGAAGAACGCTCGCTAAACGCCGCGCCATTTTGCCTACAGCGTCCCTGCCTGCGGGATATTTCGGGTAGTCTACCAATCCTACCACAACGCCAGCCTCTTCGCCCCCTGGATAGATGTATTTCACGTCCTCCACAGTCACACATAACCCCTCTTCACAGAACTCACGGCACGCCTGTTCTATTATCGTGCGGGGTCCGGACAGGTAGATTCTTACCCACCAAGTGGGATTGTGAGCCTCAGTCATCAATTCCTCCCCCTCATCACTTCCCGCTCAATCGCCCCAAACTCATGCCGCTCAAATTCCTCGTAACATCGCATGAACAACCACTTCAGTCGTTCCTCCCGCTTAGGGTCTTGACGCATCATTTCCTCGTCCACAATCTGAAGCATCCCGTGCTCCCCACGACGGATCTCGATGACCAGGGCATCGTCTGGAAGTTCAACAGACCTCATCTTAAAGAGGGTTTACGCCGCTCCGCCGAATGCTTGGGCAACGGCAGCCGATTAGAATTTAACGAGGTATTACCATCCCCGACCCAGTTCCGTCCCGGTCTCCCGGGCAACGACGTTAAAATTTGTTCCCTGGACATCACCTTCCAAAGATCCGGTTTTCCCGGGCAGTATCGAACGCAATGTCGCTTGCGAAATCGCACGCATCGCAATCTCCCCACAAGTTGCCGTGCGGACACGTCTCCTCGTCTTTATTCTGATTTACTGGGGTTTGGTTTGGTTTAGTAGCGAGAGCGTCCGCTGTAGCGTGTGCTTTAGCGTGCGCTAGGTTATCCGGGGGGTCCGGTTCCACGGGGAACGGCAACGACCATTCGTGCTCGCACTCCCCGCACTTCATTACCTGCCCGTTCTTGCCGTCCCGCAAAGAGTCGGCATCCCCGTCGCACTCAGGGCACCCAGGAATATCCGGTTCCTCCGGGGGATCGTTGTACCAATCATTCATACGTCAATCACCTCCTTGCTGACCTCTTTCTTCGCCTCCTCAATGGCGGCTCGCGCATCCTCCAGGGTCACCTTGTGCTCATGGGTCACCACGGTCACCTCGCCATGAATGATCCGTTGCTTGTCCGTCGCGATCCCATAACCCATTGCCAGATCCTTCACCGATGTCTTCGCCCGGACCTCCTCGTCCTCAAGAACGTCATCCAGCTTCTTCTCCAACGCTTCCGCCGCCTTCAGTTGCAACCTCGTCGCCTGGATCGAACGGTGCGTCTTCGTCCGCTCAATCACGTCAGAATGCTCTGCCCGTAACCGATTCAACGGTGATTTGCTCACCCCAGTCTGCTCGCATATCACCCGATCCGCCACTCCACGACACAACATCGCCACAATCCGGCACGCCCTCTCAGGGTCTGCCAATTCCATCTTGTGTGCCCTCAACCGTCGAGAGTTCTTCGCGACCCACGACACACTGTCCGCTATCTCAGATGCCAACCTAGCATCGTCCTCCGGTGTCCCTGGTGCCATCAATTCCATCTCTTTCCCCCCTCAAAAGAACAGGGCAGGGAAAACATGAAGAACCCCGCCCTGTCCCCGATTACGCTGCAAGTGCCTTACGCTTGCGACTCAGTCTGTCCCTTCAAATACCATCGTTGTCGCGAGCTCAACACTCCCCCTCTTCTACCCAGCAATCCCCAACTCAGCAATACCTTTCTACTATGGAGGTAGTATTTGTCACGGTTTGTCATAGCTTGGTCTATAAATGTCTATGCACTTTTCATAAGACACCATGCCCCAAAATTAACCCGCCATGAGTAACCCCTCCCAGAATACCAAGCTATTCGTCATCCTCGCTATCCAGGCAGCAGCAATCGTCTGGTGGGCATCCAACCTCACCTCCCAAGTACAGCATAACGATTTTCAAATCCAGATGGTGTCCAGAGACGTGGAAAAACACGCAGTCTTCGTCCGTGACTGGCCGGTAGGCAAACTGGGCGCACTCCCAGACGATGTAAGGCAGAACCTCCACATCAAGGAACTCCAACGGCACCTCGAGAAACTCCTCGATGACCTCTACTCCCTCAACCCCAGGAACTAAGATAGGTCACTTTTGACGTGCTGCCGCAACCGATTGTCCCGTAACCTGCCCGGATGGCAAGTAAACCACTAGTAGAACACGAACCCATCCTCATCAGAAAAGAGGAACTCGCAAGGCGTCTCAGTGTCAGTGCCCGTACCATCGACAACTGGCTATGCAAAAGGTTGATCCCGGTGATTGCGACCAGTCAGCGAATGCACCTGTTTGATTTGGAGGAGGTCCGTGCCGCACTGGAGAAGAGGTTCAAGATCGAACCCCGCTAAAGCATGAAGGATAAATCCAATGCACACCGTGTGCCTCTGCTTCTCGGTCTCCA